GCAGAAGACGGCATACGAGATTACTACGCGTCTCGTGGGCTCGGAGATGTGTATAAGAGACAGGCATAATATAGTAGCATCCTGCTGTGTTGACAAGTCGCCGGCAACACCGACGATTTTTAAATTTCCGCCATTATTCAACCTTATGTCTTGTATAAAATAGTCTGTATCATGTTCAAGATTAATTTCGTATCCATACCAATGATACCCCGTATTGTCAAAGGAATTTACAATTATTTGTCCATTAACTATGCTTATGTTATACTGCGATTGTGGATTTGGTAATAACTTTGTCCCATTTTGCGATAACTCATATTTTATATTTGTACTATCAATATTAAAAATATTGTACGGATTTATATGCTTATCAACGGTTAATAAATAACTATTATTTATAACGTGTCCACCCTGTATTGTTATATCAACTTTGTTATCTATGGTCGGTAAATTATTTTCAAAATTAGGAATATTAAATATTTTAACATCCTTTTGAATACTTAATGTATATACCTTGCAATTGCTAATTTCTATTTCATCCACTTGAGCACTAGCAGTAAAGGTAAATAAATCTGTTTTAGGCTCTAAAAATGTCAAGTTTTTAAATAAATGGCCATAATTTGTAACACAAGTAATACCACACCCATCCATATACATGTTATTAATTGGATTATTACTACAGCCATAGTCAAGTAGTATTCCCTCACTTTTATTACTAACGCTATATATGTGTACGTTATCAATGTAATTAAAGTGTTGAATATTTGTTATTTTAATTCCTATAGAGCCTCCCTTAATAACGCTATTTAGGACATAATTATCACTATTATTAATGAGTATGGCTACACTATCTAGTGGTGCTATATCATCAAAAAAGCATTTGTCAATAGTAAGTTCGTGTGCGTCTGCTCTATTAGTAGATAGGCCATAATTTTTATGATTTAAAAAATAACAATTATTTGTATAGAACTTTAGAAATCCATATAAATTAACCCCACCGCATTTACTATTACAATCAAACACCACATTATTAATTTTAATATTATTAACTACTGTAATATCGGTATTAGGTAGTGGTGTATCAAAATCAGTTTTAGGAAATTGTAATATACACTCCATGGCTTCATTGTCAGCTAATAAATTTCCATTTTGGATAGTTGTGTTCCATATTCTACCGACATTTATTGTTTTAGTTATTCTGTATTTTAATCCGCCTAGTTCAATAATATGGTTCGGATTGTTTTCACAATAGTCAAAGCATTTTTGGATTGCTTCGCTATCGTCCGTTATGCCATCGCCCTTAGCACCGAAATAAAAAGGTATTATAATACCAATTTTACCCCATAGTATGGCAGTTAGTGTTCCATCTGTTGCCATTTCATCAAGTTTCTTATTAATTTCCTGTTGTACATCCAAATTTTTAAAATAGTTATCAACAAAATCTTTTAGTTTAACAAATTCGTCATGCAAGTATATTACATCTGTTATTGTTTTATTTAGATAGTCAATAACTTTACATAATAGCTCATAATAACTAAGGCTATCATCATATACTAACGGTAACACTTTTTGACACCAAAATTTAAATGGTTTTAAATCAGAATAACTCATTTTTACCTCTCTTTCTCTTTACCATAAAGTAAAGAATAAATCTTTAAGCTCATTAATTATCATCATGTCAATGTTTAGAAACGTTTCCCTAAACTTTAGTAACATTTCTGATTGATTACCTTCATAACCTAAAACTTTGTCAACATAGCTGTCGCTTCTATTTCCTGTTCCTGTTTCATTATCAGTGGTGCTACCGTTTAGCGTACTATTCGTATCATCTGTACCCACATTATGCGTGGCATTTGTTAAATAATCGTTACTGTCAAGTCCATCAATACCGCCCTGAGGTGTATCACTGTAATAGCTCCATGTATTGGTACTTCCATTCGTTATTGAAGTGCTACTATTACTCCCATTTCTGTTAGTGGTTTTGGTTTCGCTTCCACTGCCTTCATGTGTAACACTCCTGTCCACGCTAACTAACGGTTGGATTTTTAACAATTCACTCTGATAAAGTTGGTTATAATAAGGCATTATGTTTTTCATTTTATCACTTAAAAACAACTTCCATCTTCCTACAGTTTCACAGCATATCTCTCTTGTGTAGTAATGCCTTAAAATCTTCTTACATAGTTCTGCGCGGTATTCTTCGTCAAAAATAGGAAAGTCGCTAAAAATCTTATTCCAAGACTTATCCAGTATATCTTCAATATCATTAAATCCGTGCGACTCTGTAAGCTTTGCACTTGTTTCACATATAAATCTAACTTGTGTTGTGAATTTACTCAACGTCATCCTCCTTCCTGTCATCATTCTGATTGAATACATCACGGAAACGACAGCTTATCTGAGTACCGAACATTCTGTTAATCTGCTCACAAGCCTGTTGCCTTGCAAATTCCCTAGAATATCTGTTAGCCATAACACCACCCTGTAGCCTTTGCACTTCGTCCTTAATCATTCTTTCTTTTTTCTGAACACTTATGTTTGTTATACCCAAGTAAGTAAGAGCTTCATTCCACAGATTAACCTTTAATTCGTATATCTTATCAGCGACATAGGGCGCGCCTGTTGTGAATACACCAAAAGAGCTTCCATCCCCTTCCATAAAATCGTTACTCGCAAAAATAACGGGTTGGTTACCGTCATACATCATATATGCATTTTGTAGAGCTAATTGTTGTTGTTCACTGCCCTTAATCAAAATCGGTGTTCTTTGAGCTTTGCAGTTAATATCAATAGTTGCGTCAAGTTCGGCTAGTCTCTTAGCGTATATTTGCATTTTATCTTTACAACACCAGTGTGTCATATTATCCCATATAATAACACTGTCACTTCTTCCGCATACACGCTGATAGCCATTGGAAGCGTACGCTCTCCTATCTAGTGGAATATTGTAAACATCAAGTTGGCCACCTAGTATACTTCTTAAACATAGATTTCCCATAACGTCATCATTAAAATATAGCATAGCTTTATCTTCGTAAAGTCCAACTTCAATAAATCTCGCGTCTACAGTACTAGGAAGCCCAATCCATTCAAACGAGCTAATTGCTATTTCTGTAAATAAATCTAAGTATTGATCAAAAGTGTAAAGCTGATAACAAACGCTGTCACTAAATGAAGTACGCTCTTGCTCTCGTTTTGCTTTTCTTGCCTTACTCAATTTTATCCCCCTCCTTTCTAAACTGAATTGTCAAGCGAATAATTACCTACTTCACTAGGATGTTTCCAAAAAGTTATGCCACTATTAAAATAACTTTCAATCATTGCTATGTCATCACTGGGTGCGCCCCCTACTATTGTACAATCAACGGTTTTTGTATAATTCCAATGCGGTCTACTTGACACATTGGGCACTTTAGTTGTGTGACAGGCATAACCAAATACATCAAAATACTTATCGATAGACTTAGCATACTCAGCAGTGATAGACTTTCTCTGAGCCTCAAAACACACTTGTCCTTTACCAAAAAGTGCATTATTAGTAGCATAATTGCCCTTTACATCGTTAGCAGAAATACTAGCCGTGTAAGCACTTGTTAATATATTTTGCACACTACCTAGTGCTGAATTACTTGACTGACCTGTAATCATTCCTGTAGCAGTTTGAACGGCTGACGGAATAGCGTTAATTGTAATCGGTACAGCGTTTTGAGCAACCCAAGCGTTAAATGCGTCCACATTCCATGAACATAAAGGGAAGCTGTCAAGTGTGATTGTTTCTGTCATATTCATTCTCCCTGTGCCTGTGGTTTCTGTGGACTTGTATCGGTCAAGTCTTAGCACTTCTTGTACTGGCATTGTCATGTTACCAACTATGTTATAATACGGTGTAAGATTTTCTGAAAATTCATAGCGTTGAATTAATGTTTGTCCGCAGTTATTTCTTACTTCGTTAAAATTATAAGGGTAGGTGTAAAGCTTCATGTTTCGTGGCGTGTAGCCGTTTATTGTGTCAGTATTACTAATTGGTACACCAGTAACATTTATTGGATTAGTATTCCCAGTAAATGTAATATTAACTCCTTCGTCTGTAACATTAACAGGAAGTATATCTGTAGGGCACGTGTAAAGAGCTAATATATTTTCAGGGGTAGTTAAGTACTGATTTAAAAAATTAGTAAGATTATTAGCGCCTGTTTCTGTGTTAGCAAAGGCTTTTATTTGATAGCCACTATAAACACCGTCGTATAGATACCCCCCAGTTGTGGCAAGTAGTACCATGGTACAAGTACTTAAAGAGCCTAGTCCGATTAATTGAGCCTCACCGTTGTAAACATACTCGCCACATTCGACATTTTCAGGCAGGATATGTTCACCAATGTTATCACTTAGACTATGCTCTCGTTCAACAAAACATTCTTTTAATTCAATGTCAAACCAGTAAGTTTGTAGAACATCAATTTGAAAAGTTATCTCCGCGGTTACATTGTTGATATACTCAATTCCTGTCACAAAAGCATAAAACCAACGAGTGCTAAACGCTGAGTTTTGAAACATCATATAATTACAATCATAAAAGCTATCTGCTGTACCCTGTAAACGACATTTACCTTTATTAACTCTATTGTAAGTTACTTTATCAAAATGCTTTTTGGCTTTACTGATAAAATAATCCTTTTGTGTTTTCTTATCTGAAAAATAAATTGTGTGTTTCTGCTGAGTGGAAAGTGGTATTCCACTCAGCATGTACACCTCACTATCCGGTACTATGTACATATCATCATCCTTTATTTAATACGACTGTGTCTCCTACAGTGCTAGCACTTGTGATTGTTGTAGTTCCTGTGTAGGTTGTTCCATCTAAATCAGCTACAAGAGTAATTTCTGATTCAGATTTTGTTGATGGAATTACAATAGCACCATACTTCTGTACGGCAATACCGTCTGTTGTAAGAGCTTCTGTCTGAACAAAATTAACTGAATTAGGTACAAGTGTAGCTTTGTCATCCTGTACATTAAGTGTAAAGATAGTACCAACCTCAGATATGTCTTTTCCTGTGATTTCAACGTTGATTGTTGAAGGCTTGGTAATTGTTGCGCCACTATCAACGAAAACAATGGCATTTGCAAAAGGTGAGTAAGAAATAGTTTTCCAACAATGTAGCCAATAATTCCAATATAAGCCACTGCCTACACGTGTTTCGTCAAATTCGAATAAGTTATCATAAACTTGAAACCATTCTTCATCAACCAAAACTCCCTTAACGTCTTGCATAAGTGCAAGCTCGTCTGCTGTCACTTCTTCAAGACCTGTGGACTCTTCTCTTATGGCTTCAAATCTTTCATTATCGAATGACGCAAAATCATCAATTAAATGAAGTTTTCCTATGAATGTTGCTTTATCCATATTAAAAGCGCTAGCAAGTACTTTAACGTCAAATTTAGCATTAAAATCAGCGTCCATAAAAATACACTGTTTATCAATAGGTGTGTTGTTCTGTACATGCTCCTCGTTAAATCTACCCGTCATATCAATAGGAAGTAAATTTGATTTCCCTCTAAAAGCTACAGCCACACTATCCATGTCAGTAGTATCAATCGGCTGTGGATATACTTTACCGTGAGAAATTGCTTTAATGAGAAGATACTTAAAAAGTAAGTATTCGTCATATTCAGCCGACTGATAAACCTGTTCAATAATTGATGTAATAAGGTTGGTTACACCGTCAGCTGATGTAAAAGCACGTTTTAAAGCCTGTTTCTCGATAGTAATTGGATACATTACTCGCCAATTAGTCATGTGAAAGACTGACTGAACGTTAGGAAGAGTACGCTTAAACTCTCTACTAGCACCCTTCTCGGCATCATATTTTACCGCCTTAATAATTCCAACAAAAATATCCTCTACAGACTCGCCGAATTCAAGGTATCCTTTCTTGAGGTGCTTATATGGGTTATTAAAAGTTGCGCTCTGCATACGCACCAACGCAATTCTATTAATTAAAGCGTTGATAAATTCGTTGGAATGTGTCGGATTTCCGAAAAGGATTTCTCCAACCTTTGGAATGTCCTGCTCCTTCTCTATTTTTGGTATATCTTTTTGATAAGCATATGACGCATTATTTCTGATCACATTAAGAATATCAATTGAGCGTGCATCAAGTTTCGTTTTAGCAATTATTCTAGCCATTAATCTTCCTCCTCTTCAAATAAATCCTCGAAAGAATTGTACTCTTTCTCTTCCTCCTCGTGTTCTGTCTGTGTGTCTAGATCATCTTCCTTTTTTTCAAGAAAACGTGAAATATATTTGTCTCTCCACATTTTGTCATTTTCCTCGTATTTCTGTTTCCACTCGTCAGCATCGGATGAGTCGATTGAGTCGGATATATCTTCAATAATCTCAATTGTCTCGTCATCCGTTCTATCTCCGACATATTTTTTTACTTTTTCGATTAATTCATCTTTTGATAATTTAGCCATTATCATTCTCCTTTCTTATAATCGTCTGCGCAACATCATATAAATAGGAATATGCTTTCTTGTTGAGGGTGTGGGTGGTGTTGGGGGTGTTGGGGGTGTTGGTGCACCGCTCAGATACTCGTACCATTTCTTTCCATTTTGTATTCTTTCATCAAGTGCTACAACACCTGCACGCTCTCTCTCAAAACAGTAAGCTTTGACTGCTTCCTCAACGTCCGTGAGTTGTGAAAATTGTAGTCCTGTGTACGGATACCTTTGAGTCGGTATCCACTGGCCGCCATAGCCTTCAAGTACTTCGGCATTAATAAGCTGACATTGTAAATTGCCGTCTTTCCAATCCTTACCTTGAGCGCTTGCATAGTCAGTGAGGTTTGAGGATGGCGTCCACTGAATTAGCCCCCACCCACTAGATATACTTACTGTTTCTTTTAGCGCGGGATTTAAGGTGCTTTCTCTCTGAACATTTCCGAGCATACCGCATATACTTTCAAGTGTGTATTTTCCAGTAAAATAAGCGTTAAACTCTACAGCGTTATTTTCCATCTGCGCCTGTGTCAGATACTTCCTAGTACCCTCAATAACTACCCATGCCATTAAATTACCTCAGTAAGAAGTGCTTTCCATGTATTGTTGCCACACTCACCATCCTGTAAAAGATTATGGCCTTTCTGAAAATTAATACATGCGGATACGCAACCTTTACCGTAGTGAGTATCAATTGAGCCTGTATAATATCCTAACTTTGACATTAGTATTTCAAATACAGTAACATCGTTATTTTTAGTACCTTTTTTCAATAAAGACATATTTGCTAATTTCTCCTTTTTAAAATCAACAATTCTTTTAACAAGAACTAAATCGTTTCGGTGTGAAATATTATTAATTGAAACACCTTTACCTTTGTTTGTTTTTGTGTTTTTACTATTCCCTATCGATTCAATCATTTGTGCACCGTTAATAGCAATTGCTATGTGAGTAATTCTCTTGCTTGATTTACCGAAATAAAGTAAATCAGCAGCTTGAATATTTGATACTGTTTTGCCTAATGCTGAGTAGCCTTGTGCTGTAGTTCTTGGTACTTTCATGCCACACTTATTAAGTACAGAATATACAAAACCACTACAGTCATATCCACCCTCAGACTCAGACTCTCCACCCCACACATAAGGTTTTCCAAGGTATGTTCTTGCTATTGTTACAATATCACTACTTGTCATTGACATTCACCTCACTGTCAAGCTTATCACAAAGTTTTTGAAGCACGACTGTATTATTGTTGAGTGCTTCTGCAAACTTGTCTGTCTCTTCCTTATGTGCGTCATTAATTTTGTTAATGTAATAACACATAATTAAACACATTCCTATGGGAAAACCAAGCGTGGAAATTAATGCTGATAAGTCGTTAATCATAATAGTGACCTCCTTTCTTTTTTCTTATTATAACATATTATCCACAAATTATCAACATTAATTTGACAAATTGTGGATAATTTGATATAATAAACTAAAGGAAGTGGATAAATGAAAGAAATAAAATACTATGATGGCACTAAGCTATTAAGCATGAAAGATATTAATGGAAATGTACCAGAAATTTATATTTCAACATCAAATAGAAGTGCAGGAAAAACCACATATTTTAATAGATACCTAATTAATCGTTTTTTAAAGTATAATGAGAAATTTTGTCTACTCTACAGATTTCAAGACGAGTTAAAAGACTCCAGTGACAAATTCTTTAAGGACATACACAATCTTTTTTTCTCAGCATATACAATGAAGTCTGTGCAAATTGGCAATAGTAAAATGTATGAACTGTTTCTATGTAGTGCATATGACGAGGAGGACGAGGGAAAATCCTGTGGTTATGCTGTAGCACTAAATTGTGCAGATAAAGTAAAAAAGTATTCTCACTATCTAAGTGATGTATCAAGAATACTTTTAGACGAGTTCCAATCTGAGACTAACCATTACTGCGCTGACGAGGTTAGCAAGTTTATTAGCATACATACATCAATAGCAAGAGGTAATAATAGCCAAGTTAGATATGTACCTGTAATAATGATTTCAAACGCTGTAACGCTATTAAATCCTTATTATACGGCCTTAGATATTACGGACAGACTGACAACAGATGTAAAGTTTTTACGTGGCGATGGCTTTGTTCTTGAACAAGGGTATAATGAAAGTGCCTCTAAGTTACAAGAAAGCTCACTATTTAATAGAGCGTTCAACAAGTCTAATTATGTAGCCTATGCGTCACAAAATGTCTATCTCAATGATAATAATGCTTTCATTCAAAAAATGAAGGGTCAGAGTCGGTACTTATGTACCTTTAAATATAAGGGTGAAGAATATGGCGTTAAAATGTTTGAAGAGGAAAGCATAGTTTACTGCGATAAAAATGTTGATACAGATTTTAAACATCGGATTTCCGTAACAACAGACGATCACAATATCAATTATGTAATGCTCAAAAATAATTCTTGGTTAATTGACTATATGAGATACTTCTTTGATAGAGGGTGTTTTAGATTTTATTCACTTGACTGTAAAGAATGTATACTTAAAGCTCTAGCGTATTATTAATGGTATCTGCGTTAGTTATTTTTGTAACATTGGTGTGAAAGGCTCTTTGAAATATAAGACACACCTTTGTAGTTGGGTGTATGCCTACCCATGCATTAAGAATTAGCGTTATAGATATATTAAAGAGACGGAATTTTATTCCGTCTCTTTTGTTATGTTTCACGTGAAACATTTTATCTCAGTTTATATGTTGTCTCTTGTAATACTATCCCTCCCCTTATTCTCACTGGACGGAGTTTCCCATATACTTCCAACCCTTGTTTAAAATCAGCAAGCGTTCTCTTTGTTTTTAAAAATTCCTGCTGAATTGTGGGGTATTTCTCTAGTTCTTCATCTGTCACACCCTCTATTGATTTAAGAAATAAATTTTTACACCTATTGGGCATACCTGCACATTTTACATTATAATATGGCTCATTAATTGGTTCTTCATCCTCATGCGTAACATGCTCAATATAAGTTTTCTGACGAACAAAAATAGCCTCATCCCAAAAACTCTCTAGTTTCCAACAACAGAAATTAGTTGGGTGTATTTTAATTCCTTTAATATTTTTCTTTGTAGTACAACAATGTATGCTATCCGTGTCAGCGTATACAAAATATTTGTAGTTTTGCTGTGCGGCTCGAATAGTAAAATTTCTAGCATAACTTGTTATTGCTGAGCCTATAGGTATATACATAACTTTCTTTTCGTGTTCTTCATATGTTGTAAAACCTAGTGAGCCATCGTCCTTCTCTCTTGCCACTTTAAAAGAGGATATATCCGAACTGCTAAGTTTTCCGTATAAGTTATTTAAAAAGAGTTTTGCTAGTGTTCGCCTTGCCCCTGTACTATTTTGTTTAATTTTCCTATACTTGTTAATATACTCATCAAAAATTCCTGTTATAGTTCTAAAATAACATCCATCTAATAACTCAAAATCTACAAGATTATAATGCTGTTGTAACAGTTCAAAATCAGTTTGAGTAAGTACCATTTCAACAATAGCTTTTTTAATATTTCCGTCAAAATCTTTGTACCATGTGCATACATTTCCTGTATCTTTATCAACTATATCAGATGTTTCAAGCATTTCAGTAGCCTTATAGAAAAAGCTACCTTTAATTTGTATAAATGGTAATTTATTTTCTTTCAAGTAAAAACGTGTGCGAATACGAACAAAATAATAATATTGATCTGTAAGACATTTTGATGGGATTTTACCCTTGAAAAAAACTGGCTGGCCGTAGGGGTAATAATTTCCACTTTCTGAGTGCATCATAGATGGATACAAGCTATTAACATCTGCTGTGATACCCTCACTGTAAATTCTGTTTTCACATCCTTTCTTTAGATAACACCATCCACCTCTGTATGAGTGTCTTATATACTCGTCAGCGTTTGAGTATTTATATTCAAGTGGGTTTAATTTAAACTGTGTTAAATCAGGGAAAAATGCTTGATAGTCTTGTTTGTCAAGTGTAGCTTTAAATTCTGAGAGACAGCACGAGCCGATAGTAAGTTTTAAGTGTCCATTGTATTGCATGATTTCCAGTGCTTCTTTAACTACAAGCACATCATTAGCAATATATCGTTTTTCGTCATCTGTAATTGTGCAACCTGCATATCTAAGCCCTTTATACTCCATATTTAATTTACGGTGCTTTGTTTGAAAGCTTTTCCCAATTTGTTCAACTGAAAATGGCAAGAGTTTCAAACTATCTCTAATCTCAATAAATGCGTAAGGTGTCTTGATAAGTATACTGTACCACTGACCCATGTCTGAAATCGAATACACAAACGATTTTGGTGTTAAATCTTTTTTTTTCAAAAAGTGGACATCACTATCATTATTCGGATTTACATATAACTTTTGCTCATACTTCAAATCTGTTAGCAAGAACGATAGCCAAAACGAACCGTCAAACTTTAAGTTATGATAATATATGCAAATATTCTGCCTTAAGCTATAAAGATAATTGTACGTCTCTCTAATTGAATGATGAATTTTAACATCCTCCGTGCCTAGTTCGACAACTGCTGAAGCCCACACCTCTGTGTATGTCTGTCCTTCATATACAGTGGTTTCAAAATCGCCTACCATATATTTAATTTGCTTTTTCATATTTCTTCCCACGTTTCATCGTTGGCTAATGCTTTATCGATTTCTGCCTGTTCTGCATCACTTGGTAAATTGCCAGTTATTAACGTGTATAAATGCTGTACGGCTGTCCTTGATACAGCACTACTCGGATGATATTTAATTATAACTTCACAAGTTGATAAAAAATCCTCACTTGCTTGTGCTATGGAATACAGAACAATGTCTGTGCCATACTTTTCAATTTGTGAGTTTAAAAGGGTGTTTAACAAGTCTGCTGACTGTGATTGTTGAACACCCACGTTTGCTATCATGGCTTGTACTTTATCCCATACTAATTTTGAAGCATGAAACATCTGTTGCCATTCTTTGTCAGACTTAATTCGATTATAGTCCGCTTGATCTTTTTTTCTTCTCCTAGTTTCCCATGCTTTCCTAGAAGCTTCTTCTTTTATTTCTCTTTTTCTCTGCGCAACTGTTATTGGTTGACCTGTTACTGCACTGATGGCATAAGCCTTGTTATAAAGCTGTGCAGGTCTAATCTTTGACAGCCTTCTTATTGAACCACTCGTGATAGTTTTTGGTTTTGGTGGTATGAGATTAGGCTCGAATACATACCCTCTTTTCTCAGCATTTCTAATAAAACGTTTAATTCTGTTTCGCTCTTTATTATATTCCTTCAAAAGTTGCGACTTCTTAGTTGTCCTACCCATACACTTTAAACCTCCTATGCTTATAAGTAAAGGGAGGGGTAAAAACCCTCCCTTATTAATCAATACTCTAAATAATTAAAGTATCATTAGTTGGTAAAATTTTCTGCCGCTATTGGATGTATTCTCACATACCTCTATAAGTGCATGTCCATCATCGAATATAATATCCTCAAGCATATCTAACGTCTCATTAACAGTCTTAGAAATGCTTGTAAAAACTGCTCCGTCTTTATCAACAAGCACTGATACTGTTACGGGATTACCGTCCTTGTCAGTATCAGCATATTCGCCGACATTGACAACATCAATCTGTAATCCCTTCTCAATTTTCTGTGATGATGCCTTTGCATTAAATAATTCTTTCTTTGATAACATGATATTAATCTCCTATTTTTACTGTGCTGTGTCTGCTTTGTCTACTTTGTCTACTTTGTCTGTTTTTACTTCCTCTGCTTCTTCAATGTACTTGTTAAGAGGCATGGTATATGTCTTTGTAACTGATTTCTTCTCCGTGATTGCTGAGATTTTAAAGGTATCTGTTTCATACATTTTACGAATGTAATTAAACAGTTTCGCATCATCCTTAGGTGCTTCACTCTCATAGACTGGATAAGTCTTGTTCATAGGCTCGCACGAAACTGTGTCCATGCCTAACACTGTGATGTTTAGTGTGTTGATTCTCCTTGTAATTGATGGTTTTCTCATTTAATTTCCTCCTTGTTTTTTGTAATGAGTTTGATTTGTAACTTGTTGTAACATGCACCATTGGTGCAAAGACTAGTGGGTGGGATTGCACCACCCCTCAGCTTGGGTACTGCTAGTTAAGATTTATTAAAAAATATGCTTTATTAATATCTTTTTCATATACCATAGTCATATCGTGTACTAATTCATTCATTAACTCTGATGGTATATTCTCTGATGAACCCTCATATACCTGTCTCTTATACACATCTCCGAGCCCACGAGACGCGTAGTAATCTCGTATGCCGTCTTCTGCTT